TAATATATTGAGGAGATCTCAAATGACATACGAGGAAGTTTAATTGCAACGAACCTAGCATCAGTTTCCAGATCTGCGTGTTCTCTGATTCTATCTAAGAATTTTTGTTTAGGAGCATATGCTAATGGAACTTTGATTTGACTGATGACATCTCCAGCAGCATCTTTTCTTAACAGATAGATGTTGTTAAATATGGTACCAAATGTAGCCACACATTTTCTAATTTTTTCGTGATAAAAATGCTGTCCAAACATTAGGTGGGCTCTCCAAATGGGTTACCTTCACTGAAGTCTAAGAAATCATCTCCGGCAGTTTCGAACGAAGTATTCTGATTATTAATCTGAATTACATTATTTTCTGATGTCGATAATACAGTGTGTGAGTTACTATTAGCATCTGTGATTGTTCCGGTCGTAAATAAGTGAAACTTACCGTCATCTGCTCCAACATGTACAAGCGTTAGTTTATCAGAACTGTCATTCCAATTAGCAATTTCACCTGTGATAGTAACACCATTTGCCAAACTCTGTGTAACGGAAGTACCTACTTCAAAAGCATCACTAGCATAAGCAGAATCCGCTAACGTTAAGATATATTGATAGGCATAACTTCCTTCAATGCCATCAATAGCTGCAATGTCTGTATCAAAGTCTTCATCATTATATTCGAACAGCTCACATGTCAATCTGAAAACAGGAAGATTGGATAACTGATAAAAAGGTCTTTCGTCTTCTACTCTAGTAATTTCAAAAATAGAATTAGACAGAGGGATATAGATTAAATCGCCTTCGTTTGGTCTTACTTGTGAAGATGAGTGGCTAGCTGAAACTTCATCCCATCTTTTCTTAGCTACAATAAAGTTTGCCTGATCTCTTAGCTCTACACCAAATTTAGTAAATAGATCTCCATCACCACCATATCCGTCAATATTTTCTAAATACATTTCAATTTGGTATGCATCTTCAAACTTGGAAACAACATCTTCACTAAACACTGTATCTTCAGCCACAATAGAACGAGGCATGTAGAACACATCTTGTCCATACATTTTTAAAGATTCAATGACTACATTTTCATATAAGTCTTGTTCGGACTTAACTTTTTGACTGAAGTAAAGGTTAGTGGCCATTATGCTATCCTAAGAAAAAGTCAACAGGAAGCTCATAAGTCGTTCGCATTTTTTCATCTAATCTTAACAGCTCTTGAGTTGCATCGTCATAAATTTGTCTACCGTTCAATTGCACACCACCTGGAAGTTGCATGCCATCAAACTTAATCAGGTTTGATCCCCATTGCTGTTTAATTAATTGTGTTAAGTATTCTTTCAAGAAGATATCGTTATAGACATCTGTATGTGTTTCAGGATCTACGATCTTAAAGGTCTCAAAGACCAAATAGTCGCCTTCTACGATATTCTGTTCAGAAAACTTACCGTGAATATGTACTCTATTCTGATGCCGATTAAAATCAATCTGAGGATACCCAGTCAATTGCATATCAATCAATGAAAGATATTGTTTGACCTGTTCATAATAAGCTAAATCACCGATAAAAGTATTTAAATCATAGATCTCATTAAGCGACATTTGATACTTAATATCAAACATTCCAGCAGAAGATCCACCGGTTGATCTAATCTGAAATAATTTTTTAATAAAAGTAATACTATCATCTACATCAATATATCCGTTTGCAATATCCGTAGAAGTAACTTGGTGTTTTAGGAAAGTCCGGACTACTGCATCAGAATGATATTCCTGATACATTTGGAGTGCATCGTCCGTTCTATCCTCAAGCTGATCAATATCAACATTGATTTCAATCACCGGTGCACCAAGTCTTCTTAGACAATGATCTATTAATTGATCTCGAGTACTAGGCTTCGCCATGGTTCTTCCTTACAAACAGATTTATATTATCTATTTATTAGCCCGAAGAATCCTGTGAGGAATCTTCCGGATAGGTGAATCCCTTTTCATCGAACCATTCTTTAGGATAACCCTGATTTTTAAGAGCCAATAGCGCTTCTAATTCAGTTGGCATATCTGCAGAATCCATGCCTGGCTCATCATTAGGATCCACGCGATTTCTGGAATTTCTAATAAAGTCTCTATTGTTATTTTTCGGTTTCCCAGTGATAAAAGTAATGTCATCATCTAAAGATGCAGAATCTAACATTGCATCATAATTTACAATAATCCATTTGTCACCGGCGCTATCGATTAAGTCTGATTTAAGATTATAAGTTCCACCATAGTACGATTTAATGGATTCCCTTGCAGTCATTCCATCTTTCTTTTTTACAGCATAACCAAATTCATTTAATTTACTGTTATTCTGACTTTCTCTGACGTATTCTATCAAAGAATCTGTAATTCTGAGAGACATTTTTGCACTCCTATTTTATATCTCTACGTCGACGCTTGGATGATATCACCCGGCCGACTTCTAATAATGACCTGTTCAAGATCGGTTCCTGGTCCGTATCCTCTATAATCGTTTGGATCGGATGGACCAATTGTTGTTCCTCCACTAGAATCCAAATACGGAGAATTAGTAATAGTAGCTTGTACGGCAGTACCAATAAAGTTACTTACCACCGTAAATAGCGTAACTCTTCCTGTTCCAACTGCCGGAGCACTATCCAATTGACCTAAAGCAGTCAATTCATTAGAGTCTCCAGATCTATTCCCCAGAAAGTCAGGTCTAGACGCGGCACTATCTGCACTATCATGAATCACATCATATGGATTTTGAGCAATAAGCAAACTATTTATAGAGTTATTGTAAATATTTTGATAAAGCTGCAATTTATTGCCGGTTTCCGGAGCTCCTACCTCACCGAATGGCCCTGGAGGTTGTTGATACAAAATCTGACTGGCATATGAAAGCCCACTATCCGTAAAAGACAGGTCCAAAGTAGGTGAACTATCAAATAAATTACTAGTAATGGCTTTATTGGAACCAACAAATAGAAGGCCTTTCGCATCAGAATCTGTGCTATTATGTACAACCTGTCCATAGGGGTTAACATTAAATCCGGATAAGTCTACTTCGGACTCAGTACTAAGATTCATAGTAACAGCTAAGTCAGTACCATCACCGCCGTCTGACTCTCCACCAATACCTAGTTTTCCACCACTTACAGTAATAGATTTAACACTTTGAGAACCCTGCGTGACTGCAATATTGTTTAGGTATGCAAGGCCGCCGCCTCCGCCACCGCCTCCAGCAGCAGAGCTATCAGAGTAACCTGCAGCACCACCTGCTCCGATAGCCATAATGCTAAACGAGTCTACGCCTTCAGGAATAGTCCACACTGTGGCTGAATCACCAACATACGTTTGTGTAGTAGTACTAGTATTTGGAGGTAAAACTGTATTTTGATAAGCATTAGAAGACGGTAATTCACCTTGAATCCCGGCTTTATGTGCTAAGTAGCCATAAAGTTTTTCTTCCTCAGTTGAAGATAATGTTCCTTGTATAATAACAATATCTAAATAGCTAACATCCGCTCGTCGGGTATTCGTGACTTGATATCCAAATGAAAGTAATTTACCAGCACTAACTGCAGGAGATGCATCTGCTCCACTATAACTAGCTCTTCCTCCATCAAATGTTGTTACATGCCCATTAGTAGTACTAGCTTTAAAATCGAATAACGCTGTATTGCTGTGTAATGTTCTGTAGTTAACATTTTGATTATCTACATTAGTCCAATTATTATAGTTGCCGTATGAAGCAAAGTCGTCGCTACCTTTCCAGAATATATAAGATCCTAAATCAGTGCTACCACTTGCTGAACTTAAAACTGGACCATAAGCATCATTGCCTGATCTCCCATTAAGTCTACCTACTATAAAGACGCGCCAATCATTTGCTTGATGAAGACTCGCAGTACCTGTTTCTTGGAGATAACTTCCTGCAAACGTTCTTACATAATCGTTACCAATTGTAAGATAAGTACCAGTAAAAGAAAGATTGTTTTGTCCTGAAACTTTATTAGTCCACTGCGTTTCACTTCCGGTATTCGCTGAACCGTTAGCACTGATGTCACTGCCATCAAACCACCCAACAAGAGTTGCAGATGAAATATCACTGGGTTCCCAGAAATCATAAGAAACTGAGTTGATATTATTTCCGTCGCCTCCACCCAGAATAATAACCTGGCTGTAGCCTGCTGCCGCTAAGTCGGCTGAATCTGCGTTATCTGGAAAACTTAAAGCCAATTACTTATTCCTTTATTAGACATTAATTAATTCCCAGTTAACAATTTCTTCATTCCATCCATATCTTTCATTAGAATCAGATTCTGGCATAGAGATTGGAGGTTCCCAGCAACAATTAGAATCATTTAGTACCCACGAATTAAAAGATGGTTTAGGTGCAATAAAAGCATCCCTATCAGAATCATATGTATATCCTATACCTGCATAATTTTTTCTAAAAGGAATTCCTCCTAGTAAGTGTTGTCCTTCGGCCGTATTATAAGAAGTTCTTTTACAGGTTTGGCCAAGCCTATTACCATAGTAAACTTCCCAGTCAACTCCATCTGTATTCTCGTCTTTACCAACGATAACCTGAGTTACTATATTATCTGAATCTAAAAATGCGTAATGTGCCATATTAACTAAACGATACCGTATCGGTCCCTGCTGTGAATACTGTAACTTTATCTGTTCCAATAGTACTAGTTATAGATGTTAATCCTGATCCTACAGTTATTGTATATGTATTTGGGTATCTTAAAATAACTACTCCTGACCCACCAGAACCTGGATACCCATTAGTAGTATCATATCCTGTACCACCGCCGCCACCTCCACCAGTATTTACCATTCCTGGTGTAGCGGGAACGACCTTTCCTCTATCGCCATTAGCATAAATAGCGCCATCACCACCGCCGCCTCGTCCACCTACTCCAGCGTCACGATTATAAGAGCTGGCTGCGCCACCGCCAGCTCTAAATACTGACTTGCCTGTAATAATAGAAGCAAGACCAGCGCCGCCATCGCCGCCTACACCCCAACTAGCTCCTATCTTACCTTCTTCACCGGCTCCACCCCCGCCACCTGGCCTAGAATATAATGTGTTCCAAATATTTACACCATCTCCACCATCAAATCCCTGGCCAGTAGTACCCGCTCCTCCTGCATAGGTGACAGATTGAGCCGAACCCCCTCCAGATCCACTGCCTCCAGCGACACCTGCAGTTTGGCCGTTAGTTCCTCTACCTCCACCAGTGGAAGTAATTGTACTGAACACACTATTACTACCATTACTGCCAGCGGATCCTACACTAGTTGCCCTAGCGCCTCCTCCCCCAACTGTAACTGTATAATTTGTACCTGTCGTTAACGATAGCGCTGATTCTATGGAACTATTTCGTCCAGAATAGGTGTCTCCAGAATAAGAATTTCTATATCCTCCCGCGCCTGCTCCGGAGCTCCATTCTGAATAGCTAACTACCGGGGGTCTACTTCCTCCGCCGCCACCAGCAATGACCAAATAAGAAACTGTTAAACTAGACATGTTATTGCTTATTCCTTAATTTAACGACTCGGATTCGCCGTTTGTGTATGTTGTACTAACAGCGACATTGGTTGTAGGGAATGATCTCGTAAGACTCGACGGGGCCCAAATAATTCTTACTGCACCAGAAGCTCCGCTGCCCCCGGATCCGGCTGAACCATCGTCAAAACGTGATCCGCCTCCGCCACCATAAGCTCCACCAACACCTGCTGTTGTAGAAGTACCAGAAGAACCACCTGATCCACCCGTACCGGCACCACCAGCTGATCCCCCAGATCCGTTGGATCCCTGACCATATACACCTACTCCGCCGCCACCACCACTTTTTTGAGTAGAAAGGTCTCGTGACCCACCACCTCCACCACCGCCGCTGCCATTACCGGCGTTCCCGCCAGTGCTTCCGTTTCCTCCTGCACCGCTATATCCACCTGCTCCTCCTCCTCCAGCGCCAACGTTGGCGCCATATGCTCCATTACCTCCGTTCCCTCCTCCATCACCAGTTGAGGAAGATGTCTGACCTCCAGAAGCAGCACCGGCTTGAGTGCCTCCATTTCCATTATCGGCTAAGAGAAGGGTGGTTGCTCCTCTTGCTATACTAGAACTTCCTCCGGCACTGCCGGAGGAAGTAGTTGATCCTCCAGAACCTCCCGCACCAACAGTAACTGTCAAAGACTCTCCGGGTGTAACGGATAATGAATTTACATAATATAATGCACCACCACCACCAGAGGATCTGCCGCTACCAGTAGAACCATTTGTCCCACCGCCACCACCGCCACCGCCAATAGCAACAGCGGAAATAGACGTGATGCCAGTAGGAACAGTAAACGTGTGGGTACCTGTAGTTGTGTAAAGATGTCCACCTGGAGCTATAGGTGCGGGAGGTACGACAGTAGCTGGCAATCCTCTATCAAGAATAGTAGTAGTGTCACTCTGTCCCTGTGGAGTGGGATAAATGATTCTTACAGCACCACGCTGCCCGTGGCCACCTTTACTACTAAAAGAAGCACTAGATGCGGCTGAACCGCCGCCACCACCAAATTTACCTGGATTAGACATTAATTAGTTCCTTATGCACTGTCAACATAATCTGCCTGAGCCCCATCGCTGTCAAAGAACCCGTCAAAGCCACCTTGAGCAGAATCTGATCCACCAGGAGAACCTCCGCCTGCTGCAGCAGAAGTAGTGCCAGCCGCACCAGTTGCTCCTTTTCCGAATAATCCTACACCACCGCCGCCAAGCAATAATTGATTAGTCGAAACACCTCCGCCTCCACCGCCACCACTGTTAGCAGCAGCACCTGATCCAGCATCACCTCCAACCCCAGCGTAACCTGCAGCACCACCACCTCCGGCTCCATTGCCAAGAGCGCCGCCACCAGTACCACCACCGCCGCCAGAATACTTGCCACGAGAAGAGCTATATGTTGAATCTAATAAAGTGACTGATCCACCTGTACCATTGCCACCTAAAGAAGCGCCTCCTGTACCTCCTGTAATAGTAATCAAAGATATTGAAGTAGTAGTAACCTGTTCTACAGAAAGAGCCAACGCATCTGTAGCGGTGTAATTTTGATTAAATACACCTCCATATGGAAAATTGTCGGAATCGAAGGGATAGGCCAACTTTTATTTCTCCAGATTAATCTTTTTTTCTACAGTGTGCTCACGATACCATGAAAAATTACCAGCAACAACATCATCGTCTCTCATTTCTTCTTGCCATTCTCGAACATTTGCACCTCTAACTTGAATCTTTGAGTAAGCTTCAGTGCGTTTAAACGGAATTACTTGAACGATTGGTTCGCCTCTTTTAATAAAAAACTCAAACTCTGATTTATTATCTGGATTTAAAATCCTAAATGGAAAATTAATAATATTATGATAATTATCTGTATCTACTACTCCAGTAAAACATTCAAAATATTTATTACCGCTGTTGATAGGAGATACAAACAAACACGAATATCCTTCTCTAGTATTGATTTTCCACGGATTGATAAACTTCAATACTGGTCCCCTAAAAGGACCTGTTCCCATCTGTCTTTCATCATGTGACGATAACAATTCATGAATTTGTCCTGCTAAATTAATTTGACTTCTTGTCTCTTTAATAAAGCTTTTTCCATAATCACCAACCTTAATATACATATCAGCCGGAGCTGGAATAGTATAACCAATCTTCATAGCATCAAGAAAAGGAACACACTTTCTAACAGTATCCAAATGTCTTTCTAAAGCCACTGGATGAATACCTTCAGAAGTCTGTTCCTTCATTTTTTTAATCCAGTCAGGCAAAAACTTTCTAGCATTATCTGGTTTTGCAACATAAGTATAGGCAGGATCAATCGATACAAATTCAATCAGAGGTTTTTGTTGTTTAAACAAATTCAACATTATAATTCCTAATCATATATTCAGTTAAATTATTTTTTAATCAAGATTGCGGCTTGTGTGCAGTTCATCGGGAGAACCCAGTGAGCAACAGAATTCGTCGGATTGACGGCATAGAATCCGTCATCATCCAGTTGAATAGAAACCTGATCAAGATAGTTATACTTATGTGGTGAGTAAGGACCAAAAATTTTCAACCCATATGTTCTACCTAACATGGCAAAAGCAGATTGTTTCTTACTTGTTCCTCCTGGGTTACCATACTCTCCAAGCAGATGGTAATTAGTAGACGCTCCATAAACATTCTGGTTATTTACAAACAAAGTAGTGCTGCCTTGAGTGAGGACGTTAGTAGTAGGATATACGTGTTGATGAATACCACCACCATGAAGTCGCATAGTTCCAACAGAGATAATAGGCTCGTATACGGAATATTGATTTAAATTTTCCGGTGTAGGATGGAATTCCTGCCAAGCTTCTCTATTAGCGTCTGCAGTGTCAATAGAATTACCGCTAGCAGAATCAAGATACGCAGATACCATTGGAATACTAGCACCATATGTTGCCACGCGGCCCGGAGCTCCAGGATCTCCTGGAGTATGTTCGGACAGAGATCCAAGTACTGCCATATCATCATCACCGAATAGTCCGTGTCTAGATCCAAAGAATAGCTCGTTAAGAGAAAAACAAGTATGTTTGTTTTGATGTCCTACATATCCTAACCAACCCATATGTAATCTGGTGGCAGAAAGATATTCTCTACCTGAAGCCGGAGTGATATAACCATCATATGTTTGAACCGATTCGGATCTATTAATAGTACCTCTGAGTGTAGTTGTTGTTCTAGTTGGATACTCGGTCAGGGCAAACTGAGCTCCATCGGCGCCGAGCCACATGTTTTCCCTACCGTGGGTTGCTCCATGAGCTACAATATTAGATCCATTGGTTGCTGTGGTTAAATCCCAGCCTTGATAAGTTAGGGATCCGTAAGTGGCATTTTTATTTCCAGTTGCGGTTTCACCTACACCCAGGTTTTTATCTCTTTGGTTAGACAGCGAAGAATTCTGTAACAAACCAACAGTCTGAGAATTTGTAAAGTCATCTCCATGGGTAT